GCCCCCGGGCCATCCCCCACAGTTCCCTGGCCGCCTGGCCCTTCTTCGGATTCCGCAGGAAAGGTGTCCGCGGCTACCCCCGCAGGCCCCCCCATGGCCCCGGACACTTCCAGGATGGCATTGGCCAGGTCCAGCTTGTCTTCCGGGTGCAGCTTGTTGCCGTCCATGCGGCCTTCCACGGGGGCCGCGAACCAGAAGGCCGGGACCAGGCGGCCATTCCGGCGGATGTAGGTGGCCCGCTCGATCAGCGGATCCACCACAGCTTCCACCTTCTTCAGTTCGTCCAGCTTCTTCCTGATGGCCACCAGGCTGGGCCGTTCCCCCGGCTTCAACGGTGGCCCGTCCTGGACCGCGGGGGGCCGTTCCCCCGGCATGGCACCACACAGGGAAGCCAGTTCCAGGGGTGGGATCATTTCCACCATCACCGTCACCGGCTTCCCGCTTCTGGTCTTCCAGTGCAGCAGCTTCACCAGGATCTGCGGCAGGACCACATCATCCAATTCCGTTACCTGGTCCAGCATATCGGGATGCTGTTCCATCTTCGCTTATCCCCCTGTTCTAGCTGATCGCGGCCAGGGAATTCTGCATGGCCACGGTGATGCCGGTGCTGCTGGATTCGATGGCTTCCCAGACCAGTTCCTGTTCCAGCAGCCCATACTTGTTGATCGGGTGCCCCATCGGTTCCACCAGGTAGGCCGCCCCGATGGCCAGATCCAGGGTCCGCAGGGCCGCCCCGGCCCCACTGTTCGTGAACATCAGCCGCGGGCTGCTGGCAGTGTGGGCCAGGGCCGCAACCAGGGCCAGGTGGTTCTGGAAGTCTTCCGTGATCTTCAGGCTGACCTTGCAGTAATCATTCCGCATGAATTCCAGTGGATTGACGCTGCCCCCGTAGTACCGGGCCACGTTCAGATTGTTTTCGATGGCCAGTTCGAAGGCCCGCAGGTTCACCCCGGTGGTTTCACAGCCATCATCCACCGTGGTCAGGTGGTGCATCAGGATGGGTTCCACTTCGTGCAGGGTCAGCCCGCTGGTGTAAGCGGTGTTGGAAGCCATGCCGATGCCCACGATGTCCAGTTCCAGGTTGCAGACCACCAGATCACCTTCCTGGCTGGCTTCACCCCGCAGGGCCAGCCGGTTCACCTTCACCCCCTTGATCAGGGTGATGTGGGTGGCATCCGGGATGGACCCTTCCTGGATTTCCAGGTTCAGGCTGTTCAGCCGGGCCTTGTTCGTCCAGGTGTGGGTGTAGGGTGCCGATGCCCCCGTGGTGGCCCCACCCAGGCTGGCATAGGTGGCCGTGCCCATGGCCAGTTCCCAGAAAAGGTCCTGGCCTTCATAGCTGGCTTCCAGGACCAGCTTGCCCTGGACGATCTGGCCACCCTTGAAGATGTCCCCACGCACCACCTTGTTGGCCGGCGTCTTGGACCGGATGGCACCCGTGGCCAGCCGCAGATCGTGGCTGACCAGGCCCAGCTTCCGGGTGGCCGCGGTGGTGGCACCCCAGGTGGCTTCCGGCCCGGAAACCTGGATGTAGCTGAAGTGTCCTTCACCCAGTGGCATTGTTCATTCCCCCTTGCACCATCACAGTGCTGTGTGTGTCCGGTCCACGATCACTTCAAAGGCCAGTGTGCCCACCCCGCGTCCAGCCTGTTCGAAAACTTCCAGATTCAGGGCCGCCTGGGTTTCCCGTAGGTCCACGGCCCGGCCCCCATCGGCCAGGGTCATGTCTTCCAGATTGAACAGGCACTGTTCCACATCGGTCATCAGGTCCACCAGGGCACCCAGTGCGTCATCCACTTCCGCGGCCACGCAGTCCACCCCGATGGTGTAGGTGGTGCGGTGCATGGATGCAGTCCGTTTCTGATCAGCGTGGCCCACCCAGAAAACGCACAGATAGGGGGCCGTGACGCTGCCAGCGTAGGATGCAGCCCGTCCGGTTTTCACGGCTACCGGCAGGGTCCGGTAGGTGGTTGCCCCCACCGTTTTGATCGTTTCCAGACGGGTGACCATGGCGGACAGAAGCTGGGTCAGCTTGGGTGTGGTGGCGGCCATCAGGACACCTGTTCCAGGTGATTGGCCTTCGAAGCCCAGACCTGGGCGGAATAGGACATCACACCGGAAAGCTGGGTCCGAACCCGGGCCAGGGACACCTTGAACATCCCGCGGGCCGGGATCGGCTTGGCCTGCCGGATCAGGTACAGCAGGACCAGGCTTTCGCGGTTCTTCCGCTTCAGCCCACGATCTGCCGCGATCCAGAAGCCGCTGGTTCGGGTGGCGCGGTTCCCCAGCCGGACCGGGAACAGCCCCGGGATGTTCCGCAGTGACTGGCCCGCGAAGATGTCCACCCCGGCAGCGGTCTGTGCCCATTTCGTGGGGATGCGGACCTTGCCCGAAGGGCTGGCCCCTTCTTCGTGCTGAAGGATCACCGGGGACGGGCTGCCCACCACCCCGAAGACCTTCCTGCCGCTGTCACGGGTGAAGACCGTGCCCTGGATCGAAGCCCGGGAAAGGCCCGTGCGGACACCCAGGGTGGCCCCCTGTGCCCCGGTGACACCCCAGAAGGGGTCACTGCCCTTCTTCCCGGTCATGCCCACGGACTTCACTTCCCGTTCATAGATTCGGACACAGGTTTCCGTGTCCCGCACCATGTAGGTTCGGAACGTCCCCGCCACGGTCCGCAGCTTCTGGCCCGTGCCCTTGCCCCTGGTGATCTTCGTGCCGATCATGCCCGCCTGCGGTAGGACTTGATCAGGTCCTGGATGTCCTTGGGCATTTCGTCCGGGGTCATGCTGATGGACTGGTTCCCCAGCGTCTGCACCACCCCGCGGCCCATCTGGTTCTTCTGGTCCTGGAACATCACCTGGATGATCCGAAGCTGGCCCCACTTCAACAGGCTGTAATCATCCGGGGTCAGGCTGGCATCGTATCCAGCGGACAGGACCAGGCGGATGTTCTGCACGCCTTCCGGCCAGGTGTTGCCTGGCAGGTACAGGCCCCCAGCGTTCGGCACGGTGACCCCGCGGATCCCGGTGGTGTCCAGCAGGGTTTCCGCCCCAGCCGCGTCCAGGGAATAGGCTGCCGTGAAGGACACCACCGGGAATTCCCTGGCATACAGCAGGGCCTTCCCGGTGCCGTCCACATACATCTTCGGACTGGTGGCGTAAGCCCGCACAGCCAGCTTCCTGCCAGTGTGGGAATCCAGCCAGGCCGCGGCTGCATTGACCACCACTTCCAGCCAGGTGTCCCACGCAGTGTCCGCGGTGGGGATGGCCAGGAAGGACTTGGCATCCGCCACGCTGGCCACGAAGCTGTTGGCATTCACGGCCATGTCAGGCCCCTACCTTCACGGCATTGAACCGCCACGGCCCATGACCGTTGGCGGGGAAATCGGCCAGCATGGATTCTGCTATGTCCGCGGGCAGTTCCACCACACCGTTGGGCGGGATGGACAACCACAGACCGCCACGGCTGCCGTTGTAGGTGGTGGTCCCCAGGTTTTCGATCTTGACAGTGGCCACCGGGTGCCTGGCCGCTTCTTCCGCAGCACCCGCGGCCCTGGCCGTGATCAGATCGTCCGCAGCCTTGCCGTCCGCCGCTTCCTGGTCTTCCGCGGCCCGTTCCGCCTTGGCTTCTGCCCTGGCTTCTGCCCTGGCTTCCGCCTTGGCTGCTTTCGCCTGGCTTGCCTTCGTCATCGTTCCCCCCATGCCATCGGGTGCTGGGTTAGAAGTGGGGGCCACACCGGGTGCCCCTGGCTGCCGCCATGCCCGTTCCGCTGCAACCACCCCGGGCAGCCCCCACGGATCACATCACCACATCCCCACCCGTTAGAAGGTGGGAATGTTCACACCCTTGCCCACGATCTTCTGGCTGGTGCTGGGGGTCCAGACGGACTTCCAGTGCCACCGTCCGCTGCCCACGAAGACGATCTGGAACGTTTCCATGTAGCGTTCCCGGCTGGACTCGATCAGGATGCCCCGCCGCTCACCCAGCCGGTAGGCCGGACGGCAGACATACACCAGGCCGGTCTTCGTGCCGCTGTCGCTGACACCGTTGGCGTCCATGTCCTGGGGATAGAATTCGGACACCACCACCGGGCTGCCCAGAAGCTGGCCAAGCTGACCACGTTCGAACAGGTTTGAAGCCCCCACCTTGTCCTGGGTCAGCAGGATGCTGTTTCCGTTGTCCTTCAGGGACATCAGGCGGACGTAGCCCATGAACCCGGTCACCCAGGCCCCCTGGCTGGGGTCCATGCCATACTGCCCCATCTGGCCCTTGATGTTCCACAGACCTTCCACATCCATGGTGGAAAGGTCCACGGAAACCCCGGTCTGTTCGGCATCGTACCGGATGCCGTCCCAGGCCGTGCGAACATCACCAGCCGCAGGGTTCGGGGTGTCAATGGCCGCGGTGGCCTGGCCGTTCAGGGCAGCGTGTTCCAGGCCCCGCCGCAGGGCCTTGGCGCACCGCCGCTGGATGTCACTGATGGCCGGGATGATGCTGTCTTCTTCCCACTGCGTGCTGGTGAAGACCCGCACACCCAGCAGCTTGGCCACGAAGGACATATTGGCCGTGGCCAGTTCCGTGACCGTGATGGCCGTTGCCGTGACGCTGGACTGTTCAGCGTAGTAGTAGGCCGTCCCGTCCGAACCCATCACGGGGTGGTTGTAGTTCCCCGAAGGCATCGGCATGACTTCGAAGAAGTTGACCAGGCGAAGTTCCGCCTGGATCAGGTCAATCATCTGGGCGGACAGGATCGTGGGGACCCATTCCGCACCGGTCAGGGCACCACCCGTGGTCAGGGCCAGACGCTGGGCTTCCTTGGCCCAGTCCTGGAAGGGCTTCCACAGCCGCAGGGATTCGATCCCGCCCCGCCGCTGGTAGGCATTTCCTTCCGCAGCCCGGCGGAACGAGTCTTCGAAGATGATGGCATCGTTCAGATACTGCCCGCGGGACAGGAACGCGGCTTCCCGCGGTTCGATCACCTGGCCCAGGCCCATGGCACGGATCTGGCCGCCCCGCAGCCCGTCCATCCCCAGCACCGCAGCCGTGCCCAGTTCCTGGGGGTTCAGGGCCATCATGGTGTAATAGCCCGGGTCCAGGTTCGGCAGTTCCTTCGGGGGCATCAGGCGGAACCCGCCCAGCCCCTTCAGGAAGCTGCTGGATCCGAAGCCCGGGGCTTCCCGGGTCAGACCGGCCATCTGGGTTTCCAGTTCCTTGATCCGCTTTTCCGCGGCGGACTCGATCCCTTCAGCCAGGCCCTTCAGTTCCAGGACCCCTTCCAGGACGTTCTGCATTTCCTGGCCACGCAGTTCGTCCCGTGCCACCAGGGCATCCACCCTGGAACGGATGGCCCCGGTCATCCCCGGGATGTCCGTGGGCTTTACCACCTGGATGTCCCCAAGGGATTCCAGGCGGGTCCGCTCCACGGGCTTCGTGTCTTCCAGCTTCAGCTTCATCTGCCGCTGTCCTTTCCTGTGGCCGTTCAGGGCCGTGGGTTCGATCACACCGGGTGGACGTTCGTGGGTGACAGCCACATCACGGGCTGGCAATCACCCCGGGGACTTTGTAGTAGCTGACGAAGACCCTGGCAGCCGTGAAGGTCCCCGTCTTTGTCCCGGCCCGGATTCGCAGGTAACGCCACAGGGCCGGACTGTATGCCTGTGCGGTGGCCGTTCGTCCCCCGGTCAGGCCGTCCTGGGTGGGCAGGACGAAGGAAACCACCTTCTGCGTGGACCCCGTGACACCCACCGTGGACTTGGACAGGATCTGGGTCCATCTGCCGGTGTCATGCCGTTCCAGGACCGGGGAACCGTCCACATAGAAGATCACCGTGTCCATGTTGGCCACGGTGTTGGGGGTGATCACCAGGAAGCGGGCCAGGACCACCCCGGTGTCATTGGCAGCGGACTGCTGGGGCTTGGCCCAGTCCTTGGCATCCACCAGCGTGGTACACTGGACGGCCCCGAAAGCCTTGGCCACGCTGTCCACCACCACCCCGTTGGCCGTGCCATCGGCCTTGCCCACCTTCCACTTCAGGTTCCTGACTTCCAGGTAAGGCACCGTCTGGGCCAGTGCCTGCCCCACCACCATCAGGCCCATCAGGACCAGGATGGTGGCCATGATCAGCTTCCGCTTCTGCATCTGCGTTCCCCCTTCCGGCCCATCCGGGCCACTAGGCACTGATCGGGTGCCCACCGTCCGGCTTGTTGCCGGTGAACCACGCATCCAGTGATTCCTGCTGCTGTTCTTCGGGTTCTTCGTCTTCGTCTTCGTCTTCGTCCGCTTCTTCTTCGTCTTCATCCGGCGGACCACCCGCCTGGCCCGTGAACCAGTCCGCCCAGCCCTTCATGGATTCCGCCGCAGCCGTGAACCAGTCCGCCAGGGTCTGGCAGCCTTCCGCGGGGGTGGGCTGTTCCTGCTGCTGATCCTGGGCAGGTTCTGCCCGCCACCCCGGGAACAGTTTCTGCCAGCCATCCTGGCTTCTGCGTCCACGCATCATGCTGACCACGCTGGAAGGATTGGACAGGGCCGCGGCCATCTGGATTTCAGTGTCCTTCTGGCCACCAGCCCAGACCACGCTGGCTTCATCCACCCGGGTGATGTCATACATATCCCAGTGGCAGACCCCGGCCTTTTCACCGTAGTCTTCCCCGGGGATGTGCGTGCAGTCTTCCGGGTCCCGGCCACAGATGGAACAGCGGCAGCCAGTGAACCACCAGGCCAGGCTGACTTCGGACCAGACCCCGGTATCCATCATGGCCGCCATGTAGTCCGCTTGTTCCACCCCCCGGGGCCAGTAGAAATCACCCTGCACCCAGTCCACCCCGTCACCGTCCGGGTTCTGAAGGGCCGCGGCATCGAACCACCGCGCCACCGGCATCCCCATGATGCCGCTGCCCCGGGTGTGGTTCACCAGCATGGGCCGGGTGGGCAGCATGGCAGCTACCTGGGGGACGGCAGATTCCATGAACCGGGTGTGATAGTGGTCCACCATGGTGTTGATCACCCTGGCCCGGCGGACATAGATGGATTCCGCTGTCACCGGCTGCGGTGGACGAATCCTGGCATTGATCATGTCCACCTGGGCCTGGGTGGGTTTCACCAGCCCCTGGTTTCCCGTGATCAGGGCTGCACGGACCATCATCCGTTCCATCAGAAGTTCACCCCCCTGCCGGACCTGTCTATCACCCCACCCAGCTTCCGTTCCCGGTGTGGAACGTGCCGGGCTATGGCTTCCGCTTCGTCCCACTGTCCCCGCACCATCCTGACTTCACTGATGCGGTAGGTGTCCACGATCACAGCACCAGGCCCCAGGGTGTTCCGGGGCCATTCCACTTCCGTTCCGATGTCTTCCTGGAAGTCTGCCGGGCTGTCATAGCCGTCCAGTCCTTCGGGTGTGACCATGGCACCGTCCGAAGGTCCACCCACCAGGATCACCCGCACCAGCTTCACGTTTCCATGAACCAGGCTTCCATGGCCGGGTGGGCCTGGTCATCCAGGCCACGCTGCTCGATCACCGGGATGATGGTGCATCGGCAGTTTATGATGTTGGCCGGGTCCCCCGCCGGGTCCCCTGGATACCGCAGGGCCTGACCGGTGCGGCTGAAGGTCCCGTCCAGCCCCGTCACTTCACCGTCCGCGGCAGCGTGGTCATACCTGTCACCGCTGGCATGGCTGCGGACTGCACCATCCCGGGCTGTCAGCCATTCCATCCGCTGCACCACACCGGACTGCCGGTAGGCTTCCCGGCTGGTGAAGTTATAGGCTGGCATCACTTCGGTCCGGGCTATGGTGGCGGCCTGGCCGCGGCGGGTTTCCATCACGGTGTGGATTCGGGCCACCAGGTCCGTGAACCCTTCACTGGCCTGGATCCCTTCCGCCAGGCTGGCCAGCAGGGTCACCCGGGTGGTGGTAATCGGGACATTGATCCGCTGGGCCGCGTCCTGGATGAATGCGGCCACAGCGTGGCTGGTCATCTTGAATTGAAGGTCCAGTCCGATTTCCGCCAGGGCATCTTCCCCGCGTTCCCGGATCAGTTCCAACAGCACCCGCTTCAGTTCCTGCTGTTCGGGATCGTCCGAACGCAGGATGGCATCCAGGTCCACGGCCCGCTGGGCACCCATGGCCCGCTGGGCCGGGTTCTTCAGTTCCCGTTCCAGGGCCTGGATCAGGTCCGCTTCCTGCCGATTGCACAGGCGAATCCAGGACCGTTCCAGCTTCCGCTGGAACAGGGACACCTTGGCCACGGCCATGCCCCGCTGGGCTTCCCGCCTGCGGTCTTCTTCGATCAGCCTGGCTGCCGCCTGGGCCGCTGGATCGGGGGTGTCCACGGTCTTGGGCACGGGCTGGATGCTGTACGGTGCGGGGGTGGATTCCAGCGGGCTGGCATTGATCATGTTGAACGGCATCACCAGGCCCTGGCCAGCCTGGTCCGGGGCTTCTTCCTTGCCCACCAGCTTCCGCATTTCGTCCACGGTGAAGCAGGGGCGGCCAGCCCCGGCAGTCATCCCGGTCATCTGGTTCAGCAGGACGTTTTGAAGGGCCGGGATCCCGCCGAAGTCCGTTTCCATATGGATGTCATCCCCGAACAGGGGGCAAAACTGTTCATTCAGGGCCGCGTCCCGCAGGGCCACCCGGGGCATCAGGCTGTTCCAGACATACAGGACCATCTGCTGATCCGCCGCACCGTTGCCAATGGCTGACTGCTGCTGGATGCCCACCAGCAGTGGCGGGATACCATAGACCCGGCAGATGTCAGCGTCTGTCCAGTCCAGGACCCCTTGCAGGTTCATTTCCTGCTGGGTCAGCCCGGTGCGAACCCACTTCAGGCCGGACAGGATCAACGGACGCATGGACGCAGACAGGCCCAGCTTTTCGGCCAGCTTGTCTTCGTAGCGTTTTTCGTCTTCCGGGTTCAACAGGGATTGATCGTTGACTTCGAAGACACCATTGGCCATGCCGCCCAGTTCAAAGAAACGCTTGTTGAAGCGGGCCGCGTTCCACCGGGTTTCATAGGCCAGCCGGATCGGTTCCAGTGGGGACAGCCCCACCGGTTCGTCTTCCGGGTTCCAATAGCGGAATTGGATCACCTGGTCCGCCTGGAACGTCCGCGGGGCACCTTCCCCCAGGTATTCGTAGCCTTCCATGGTCTTCGATCCCTTGGCGGGGATCGGCCGCACCAGGTGGGATGGCAGGATCTGAAGTTCCTTCACCGTGCTACCACGCTGCCGGTCCAGGAACAGATAGCTGGTCCCGTGGATGTCCAGGTTTCCGTGCAGGCCCATCACCAGGTCCACGCTGCTGTCCCGGGGATTGGCATCTTCCCAGACATCCCGGATGTTGCGTTCCTTCGTCCGCCGGGTGGAACGCTGGATTTCCACCCGGTCCGGGCCGCTGCCGCGGTAGAACCGCACGGGCAGCCGGGCCACATCCTGCTGGATCCGGGTGACGCAGGTGAAGACGGTGGGGATCAGCTTGAAGGCTTCGGGGTATTCCAGCCGCTGCTGGATCAGGTTCCAGGGATTGCCCTGGTAATAGGACGGCCACTGGGGACCGCTGCTGGAACGGCCGCGGCCACCACTGACACTGATCCTGGAACGCTGTTCTTCAAGCTGTGGTGTGGTGGTCAGCCGTGACAGAAGCTGGGACAAGGCACCCATTCATGGACCCCATCCCTACCCGGGCTGCGGCGGGCATCCCTTGCCCGTGGTTCCGCGGTGCCCCCATTTCCACTGTTTCAGGACACCCGGACCGGGCGCATGGACACCAGGGATCGGAACAGATACCGTGCAGCGTCTGTGCCGTGGTTGTCACGGTCCACCGGCAGTTCCTGACCCGAACGCACCAGGTTCAAGTTCTGCCGCTTGTCCGGCCACCTGATCCCGCCGATTTCTTCGGCCGTGCAGGTGGGGACTTTCCGCCTGACCAGATCACGGTCAAGTTCCACCCTGGCATCCCGGACGATCCTAGCCCAAGGCTGGCCCTGATCGTCCGCCGCCAGGACCTTGATCACTTCCTGGATTCCTGTCAAGACATCTTTCACGGCCGGACGGGTGGCCACACCGTGCCGCTGCATGGCTTCCCGCTCGCCCCGGTCATGGTCACTGAACCTGGCCACCACGTTCAGCCGGGTCAGCCAGGATGCCAGGTCCCGGTCCCGCCCCATCCGCTTGGCCGCGTCCCGCAGGGTGTCCAGTTCCCGGGCTTCCAGGTCCAGGATCTGCCGGGCATGATCTTCTGCAAGCCGCTTGGAATGATAGATTTCCCGATACAGGAACCAGTGCCGGTCAGGGCTGCGGGTCCACCATTGGGCCACGAAGGGATCACCCCAGCCGTAGTCCACAGCCATGTAGCGTTCCCAGTCCGGCGGGGGCAGCCAGCCCCACTGCCGCCAGGCGGCCAGGGCCGGGTGTTCGTGACCGATGATGTGCCGGGTGGGATCCCAGGCTTCGAACACCTGGCCTTCAAACCCGGCCCACCTGTTGAAAACGTACCGCTGCCGCCAGGCACCCGTCAGATCTGACAGCTTCAGGTCATAGTCATCTGACCAGAATTCCCGATTGTCCCCCATCTGGGAATTGATCAGTTCCCGCCGAACGCGGCCCCCGATGGTCTGAACGTGGTTTCCCAGCCCCACCCGGAACCGCTTGGCCAGCCAGTGTTCCTGGCTGTCCGGGTTCGTGGTCCCGAACATCTGCCGGAACGGGATACGGTGCAGGCGGACCCGCTTTTCCACAGCATCCCACTGTGGTTCCGTGACCTGGACCACTTCATCCATGGCCGCAAACCCCAGATTGCCTGACAAGGCACGGCCAGGATTGTCCAGGCCCACCAGCCACAGGATGCTGCCGTTCGGGAAGACCACCGCGGACTTCGAAGGCTGCCACCAGGCGGCCTTCTGGGCCGGGGTAAGGACTTCATTCAGCAGGATGTCCCCGGTGGTGGCTTCCATGGATTCGCGGGTTTTCCTGCCCAGGATGCCGCGGTTCCGTTCGAAGGCCAGGGACAGGGCCACGCATTTCCAGCACAGGGCAAAGGACTTGCCGCTGTTGTATTGCCCCACATACAGGACTTCCGGGGCCGTGCTGTTCCAGAACCGCCACTGGGACCAGGACCGCGGGGTGAAGCCCTGGGGCAGGGCCGGTTCTTCAGGGTCCAGGGTGTTCTGGATCAGCGGCATCAGTCCCCGTTTCCAACACCGGCACTGGCGGCCCGTCAGTCCGCAGCTTGCCGTCCTTGTCCAGCCACCCCTGGTTCATCACCAGCAGTGGCCCATTGGCGGACTCGCCCACCATTTCCTGCTGGGTCAGCACCGGGATCACACCCCCACGGTCCATCAGTTCCTTAGCAAACAGCCGGACCTGGGACAGATCCAGACCGCGGACCATGGAAGGAAGCTGGCCGTTGCGGTGGGGCTTCAGTGCGGCCAGGACGATCTGATAGCACAGCCTGGCGGCCAGGTAGGATCCCACCTGGGTCAGCTTGGCGGCCAGCTTCCGCTGCCGGACGATCATCTGCCCGTTCGTCCATTCTTTCCGCCGCCTTCCGCCTTTCTTGGCCGCGGCCTTCCGCTGTGCCCGTTCCCTGGCGGACAGCGGGCTGCCCGGGATCCGGCCCCCCTTCTTCTTCGGCTTCATGCGTCCCCGTCCATAGCGTCCGTGACGGCATCCACGGCCGCGTCCACGCTGTCCACCATGATGGCCAGGGCCTTGTTCGCGGTAGCGTTTTCCAGGAAGGCCCGCTGACGATCCCAGTGGACCCGTTCCCTGTCATTCTGCGGCTTGGCCCCAGGCCGCTTCACTTCAATGAAGAAGGCGCGGCCGTCCGGCAGGACACCCGCTATGTCCGGCAGCCCCGGGGTGTCCACGGGCTTGAAGGCCAACAGCACCCGCTGGTTCCCCTGCCTGCGGATGATCGGCATCGGGAAGTTATTCAAGCGGAAGTGGAAGATCCCTTCCGCCTGCAACCATGCCAGTATCCCCCGCATGATGTTGTGTTCCCGGGGCACCCATCCACGGCCGCCCCGCTTGCGTCCCTGAAGCGTGGTGCTGCGAATTGCCACCTTGCCCCCACGAATGGCAGCGGGGCAAAAGCCAGTCCCTGGCCAATGCCCCGCCATCCACAGATTGTCCGCACCCCCTGCCGATGCGCCCCCTGGGTCCCCCGTTCGGTTTCGGGATGGCATCCCTGTTCCCAGCCCTAACACCCCGGCTTTCCTTCGGCCATTAGGCAGTCCGGCACGTTCCCGCGGGCCTACTTCAGCAGCCGCGGATCCGCTGCCCGGTTCTTAGGCCGGGTTCTTGTCCACAGCCTCACCCAGCGTGATGCTGATGGGGCCGGGTTCGCTTGCCACCACGTTCACCAGGACCACGGCCGTGGCCGTGCTGCCGTCCGGGAACGGGATGCTGACTTCCACTTCCGCCGTCCCGATGGCACCGCTGACGATCCAGCCAGCGTTCCCGGGCACCTGTTCCACGGTGGCCACATCGGGATTGTTCGTGGACATCTGGATGTCCGGTTCGTAGCTGCTGCCGTCCAGGTTCAGCAGCGGCTGCCCGCCGTTGTCCAGCAGCGGCAGGTTCACCTGCACCGGCACCTTCATGTCATCCGGCAGGTTCACGGCCAGTCTGATGGGGTCCATCGGATTCCTTTCCCTGGTGGTCTTCGGCTGCATCGGCCCCAGGACCAGCACCACCGTTCTGGTCCCGTGGCAGGGCACGCTGCCCTTTTCCGCATACCACTGATCCAGGACAGACCGGACATCTTCGGCCTTGCCCTGGGCACTGACATAGTGGTGGTGTCCATCTTCCACCATGACGGTCAGATCATGCGCCACCGTTCACCCCCGCAGTCCCAGACGGGACTTGATCTGGAACCCGTTCAGGTTGGCCAGCAGGAAGTTCAGGGCCACCTGGGGATGGGCTGGTGGTATCCACCCCACGATCTTGGGCATCAGTGTTCCCCCGGATGGTCCGATCCAGCAGATCACCGGCAGTGACCGGGCCAGCTTGGGATCCACTGCCCGGGCCAGCAGCGGCTTCATTTCCACCAGGACTTCCTGAAGCTGCTTCATCATGGCCGGATCGGGTGGCCGCGGCCTTGGCCTGTGCCGCCTGAACGGCCAGCGGCACCACCGGGTCCATGCGTTCGTGATCTTCATGCAGTCCCTTTCCCATCAGAAGCCCGGCCTGCGGTCATAGGGCACCAGCTTGAAGGTGCCGTGGCCGTGGAAATCGGACACCGCATCCTTCAGTTCCGCCTGGTTCGAATCCACGAACGGCTTCCCCACACCGTCCCGCAGGACTTCACCTTCCTGCCGGACCGGGTGCCTGTGGTTCGCTTCCGCCAGATACAGGCGGGGTGGCTTGTTCTTCATCTTCACCCCCTTCTTCGTGCAGCCCCAGACCTTCCTGAAGGCCCCGGACCTGGCCCAGCTTCCGTTCATTTTCCGGCATGGCCGTGCAGGTTCGCAGGTGGCTGATCAGGAACCTGCCTTCCCACCATCGGAACCCGCCGGGCGGATCGTGGATCACCCGCTTCACGTTCACGGTCTTCCCGCCACCGTGCGGACCCTTCAGGTAGTCCGTGACGCTGGTGACTTTGAACAGCGGGACCAGCGGATCCAGCGGCACGGACCTTCTGGCCCCGCTATCGTCCAGGAAGACAGCCCACAGCACCGGCTGGCCGCAATACTTGCAGGGGATCATTTCCCGGCCCACGTTCATCTTCCGGTCCACCTTTCGAACAGATACATCCCGCCCAGGCCCCAAGCCATCCCGCCGCAGTATCCCACCAGCAGGATGATCAGGTGCGGGACCTGGTGATGCAGCAGAATTCCACCCAGGCCCAGCAGGGCCAGGCCCGCCCAGGGCAGGACCGCGAACCAGTCCGGGCAGCAGTTCAGGACGAACCGCAGTCTGCGGCCGTTGTCTTCGTCCACATCCATGGTCCGTTCCTTCACGGTCACACCACCGGGGTTCGGGTGAAGGCTGACCGCAGCATCTGGATCATCTTGAAATAGACCTGGGCCGTGGCCCGGGCATCGGTCAGGGCACTGTGCTGCTGGCCTTCGAAGCGGACATTGAAGTAGTCACACAGCAGCCCCAGGCTGGACCCCTTCACCTGGATCACCCCCGCGTCCATCAGCAGATTGGCCATCTGCATGGTGCAACGGGTGCGGTGGTTCAGAACGTTCTGGAAGGTGGGAAGCTGGCTGCCGTAGGCCGGGGCTTGGGATTCCGCTTCACGGGCCAGGCGGAACATCTGCTGGATGAAGGGAACGTCAAACAGGGCATTATGGAAGATGCCCGTGACATTCCCACGCACACCGTGCTTCCGAAGCATGGATTGCAGCCGCAGGGCACCGGCCCGCGGGGCCAGTCCGATGGCACGCACCTGGTCCAGGTTCAGCTTGTTCACGGCCAGGGCACCGGCTTCCACGTTCAGCGGGAAGCCATCCAGTTCAGGGTTCAGCAGGAATTCATCCTGGTCCAGGATGGTTCCTTCTTCGATCACCACCGCGGCAACGGACAGCAGGCTGTGACGGCCCGCATCCATGCCACCGGTTTCCGTGTCCATCACCAGGCTGATCATGGGATGATGCCCCGTTCAATTCTGCGGGCCACCCGCTTCAGGTGGGCCGCGGCCCGGGCCAGGGCACCGGCACTGGCGGGGTTTGCCGGGATCAGTGCCCGCAGATCACGGGCCTTGGCCTTCAGCGTTTCCGCCGCATCATCGGCATCCTGGTCTTCGATCAGGGCATCTATGTCCACGGCTTCATTGGCCTGGACCGTGCCCCACTTCCCTGGTTCCTGTTGCAGCGGTGTCATCCTGCCACCCCCGTTGTGTCTTGTCCACGGTTTTCCAGCTTCTTCGTCAGGGCTGTGATCTGCTGCTGGACCACGCACAGGTCCGCCTGGATCAGCCAGGCCCAGGCCCGCAGATCGTCCGGGGTCTGGATCTTGTCCGGGGTGGACACCCCCCTGGCTTCGGCATCCGCTCGCACATCATCCTTCGTCATGGGGCTTTCCCTTTTTCCCGCGGGACGGGATCCGCCGTCCCGGCTGCTGCTTCGGATCTGCCGGGCACCCAGCAGCGTGGGACCCCTTCCTGCCGCACAGCCCGCACCACTGGCCCAGTTCCCCCAGGGGGATTTCCGGGCCGTCTTCCGGGATCTGCATGGGTTCCTTCCTGGACCGTGCTTCGTCCGCCATTTCCAGATACTGATCCCAGACCAGGAATGACACCACGGCCAGCCAGGCCACACCGAAGACCCACCCCCAGGCATCGTTCATGGTCAGTTCCTGCTTTCGGATTCCCAGGTCTTCAGGTCTTCAGCCGCTGCCGTTCCTTGGCCAGGCTGATCAGGATGTCCCGCCCGGGGCCGGAAACGTAGTAGCTGTGCTGGTGGGCCAACACCATCAGTGCGTTCCACCATTCATCGTCCAGATACAGGTGCCGCTTGTCCCGCCGGTAGATCAGCCGCATGGCCCGCCACAGGGTGTCCGCTTCGATCTGCGGGGGCTGGGCCTTCCTGGCCCTGATCAGTTCCTGGATCAGGCGGGCATTCCGCCGGATGGCCAGGATCCACAGGAACAGGAAGACGCAGGACACAGCCCAGGCCCAGTTCATCGGGTCAGCCCCACCATGAAGGCCAGGAAGGCAATCACCAGCCCATCCCACCCGTCCAGGCGGAAGCCGATGGCACAGCAGGCCACCCACCAGGCCAGGACATCCCAGCGGATCAGCAGGGCATTCGGATGCCGTGGCCGGGCCGGGGTCACCGGCTGTGGATCGGCTGCCATGTCCCGTCTTCCTTCTGCACGCACAGTTCCTTCCGATAGACTTTGACCGAACGCGGGGCCACAATCCCCAGCTTCACCTGGCCGGACCGCTGTTCGGTCACCATGATTTCCACGTTCCCGCCCACAATCACGGTTTCCCCGATCCTTCGGGTGATCACCAGCATGATGTCCCTTTCTGCTGTGGGGTGGTAGCCCCGGCGGGGTTCGAACCCGCATCCCGGGCTTGAAAGGCCCGTGTCCTGACCGCTTAGACTACGGGGCCACCGTCCGCTTGCCCCTGGGGTGGGGCGGGCCGCATCCGGCCAAGCCCAGCCCCATCCCTGGGACCGGTGTGAACCACGCTTCCAGCAGTGCTTCCCTGACATGGGATCGGATGGCTTCACAGATTCCGTGCTGATCATCCTGCCGAAGTTCACGCAGCCTTGCGGCCAGCCTTTCACCGTAGATCGTGGCCACCACTGCATCCGCCAGGATGTCCAGCCGTTCTTCGGTCAGGGTTCCACCCGGTATTCCACCAGTGAAGTGAACGGGATGCAGCGGCGGGGCATCGGCTGGGATCCCAGGCTGGGCCACAGCACCAGCTTCCCGCTATCTCCCAGGTCCGTGATGGACTCCACTTCCACCACTTCACAGCGGCTGCCGTCCTTTTCCTTCATGCAGTCCGGTTTCCACACCAGTGTGATCTTCATGCTGGAATCACCCCCCGGCTGCCACACTGCTGGCAGCCACACCCACCCGAACGTGGGCGGGCCATGCACCTGGGACATACCCTGACCCGTTTCTGGCCCTTACACCAGGGACAAGTCAGCGTGAACGCTGCAACGGGAAGCCCACCAGGAACCACCCCGGCCCCGCCACAGTAGCCACAGGGGAACGGGCCAGGATCCGTGGATCGTCCGAAATCTTCAGCGGCCCGCGTCATTCCTGGCCGTCCTGATCAGAACCGGATCCTTCCGGGTTCGCATCGTCAAAGCCCTGGACGTTCACCCGGCACCAGCGTTCCATCCGGCCCAGGGCCGTGTCCAGGGCCGCCTGTTCGTCCATGGCTTCCCGCTGGACCAGGCCCCTGACGGTGCTGATGCCCACATCCACGATCCTGCCACGGTCCACATCGGTGACCCCGCGGAAGGCTTCCAGGCGGGCCAGGACCGCGGCACGGACCACTTCAGACCGCACCTTGGGTTCCGAACCGTTCCCGCCAGGATCGGGCACCAGAAGGTCCCACCCGCGTTCGTCAGCCCGCTTGACCCAGTTCCGCAGGGTAACGTTCAGGTTCCGATACTTCTTCGGCCCGGGCAGGCCGTCCTGGGTGTCCAACAGCTTCATGGCCACCAGGATCACATCCACCCGCGGATGGTGGGCCTGGACTTCTTCCAGGATGCCCTGGCGGAAGGCCACCTGTGCCCTGGGTGGGATGGTTAGGGTGTCTCCTGAAGGAAACAGTGGTGCCTGGTGTGCTTCTTCTTTTCCATGCCTTGCAGAAGAAGAAGCAGAAGAAGAAGCAGGGGACCCCCCGAAGGATGGGGGTGAAGGACCACCAGAAGGACCACCCGAAGGGTATCCTTCAAGGGTATCCTTCCGCTTCGGAACGTTCGGGTTCCCCAGTGACTTAGGACCACCAGCCGCACGGGCTTGCCTGATTTCTTCGTCCCTGACCATCCGGCGGGAATAGATCGTCCCGTCTTCGGTCCGGCTGAAGACACCGGCTTCGCCAAGTTCGTCCAGCAGCCCTTCCACTTCAGGCATGGATGCCCCCACCAGGCGGGAAAGGATGGGTGGAAGGATACCCTTCCCGGCACGGGTGCGCAGGTGGCCATAGGGTGTCCCATCGGCCATCAGGGACAGCATCCGCCACCACAGGCCCTGTGCCGCCAGTGAACAGGAAGCCAGGGCAGTGTCAGCCAGGTGGTCCCGCCAGTAGAATTGGAAGGCGGGCCTGCGGGGTGTTAGATCAGCGGCCTTCGGGTCCATCCATGACCCCCGTGCATCAGGTGCGGGAAGGGTCCAGTGCGTCCAGCCTGGACATGGACAGCATCAGCACATCCAGGGCTTCCTTCATGTCCGGCCCGTGGTCACCGGATCGGTGCAGTGTCGCAATCACCCGGGCGGAACGTAGCACCTGGGTCAGGTCTGCGTCACGGACCTTTTCCAGGCATTCCTGGATTTCCCCGTGGCGGAATCTGGCCGCCGCTTCCCAGGGGGTGTCCTTGAAGTCCTGGTGACCGATGATCCAGCCCAGGATGTTTTCCAGCACCATGCGGGACAGGAACGCAGCGGCCCGCAGGCTGTCCACTTCCTGGTGAAGGTCCATCAGTTCCTTCAGGGGATCCGGCCCGCGGATGGCTGATGCCACCTGCTTCTTCGTCAGCGGGGTCTTCGGGCTTCGAAAGCTGCGGGGTTTCTGCTTCGCCTGCGGCATGGCAGTTCCTTCCATGGCTGGTGGTGGCTGAATCAAGGGGCAGGTGGCCACCATTCCACACAGACCATCGGACCGGGAAGGGATGCTGGGGTCCGGGGTCACTGCCCCCTGATTCAGGGCCGGGGCTTACTAGCACGGGTCCAGGGGGCCGCTGCCCCGGAAGCCCGGTCTTCAGCACCCGGCCATTCACTGGACTTCTACGCTTCAGGACATCGGCCTGTCAACACCTATTTCCACCGTCAGGGTTTCCCCGGGATCCCATAGACACTGAACGGGACATCATCCAGGTCCGCATGGTCCAGCCCAGGTGGATCCTGGTCTTCGGGAAGATGCCGCACCGGTTCCCCGTTATTCGTCTGGTCCTGTTCGGCCCGTTCTTCGGGTGTCATCCCGCGGAAGTGCTGCACGGGCTGCCGTCCCGTGATCTGCATGGCCGCCGCGGTTTCATCCAGGGCCTTCTGGTCCAGCCGTTCCCGCTTCCGCCTGGAACGGATCCGCACCGGGACATGATGCGGGTCCGCCGCGGGCAGGCTGGCATAGGCTTCCGGGCCAGCGTCTGCCGGGAACCGGTGCAGCCCGTGCATCCGGCCACCGCAGCGGCACCGGCAGTGGCTGGGCTTTACTGTCCGCCACTTCACAGCGTGCCGCCTGAAAGAAGGACAGGGCCTTTCGCCTGTGGCCATCGTCCACCTTCCGCCGCTTCCTAGCCATCGGTCTTCACCGTCCTGTCCTTCGCTCGCAGAACCGGCTGGGTGATGAATTTCACCGAACCGTGCCGGTGGGTGGACAGCCAGCGGGCCGTGACTGCGTGGGAATCCTTCTTCGCCCCGCAGACTTGGCAGACCGCCCGGCCGTAGCTGATCAGGATGTGGGATGCCACCCGTGCCGTCCTGGCCATGTCACACCCCCCGCAGCTTCACGCTGTCACCGGCATCCCGCAGGCCGGGATCCGCGGCCACCATCGGGCCGGGATGGTCACTGGCCCCGGTGCCGTAGCCCGTGCTGAAGAATTCCACTTCCTGGATCCCCAGGGCCGCCATCCGCTGCCGCCAGGTCTTCACCCGCATCCATTCCCCCTGGCCGCGGGGACCAGGCACCAGGATCCATTCAAAGTGGATTTCATTGTCCAGCCGCTTTTCCCCGGCTGCTATCAGGATGCAGTCCACCCGGCACTTCTTCACTGGCAGCCTAACTGCGTCCATCGGATTCCCTTCCTGTCCGCCCGTTCCCCGTGGTCTGGAAACGGCAGTGGACCGTCATCTGGTCACCCACCCGGACCTTGGCCACCTGTTCGGCCGGGAAGACCATCACGCAATTGATTTCTGGGGACCAGGCGGCAATCCTGGTGAATTGCGGTTTTCCCGGTGCTGGTCCGAACGGGCGGATCAGGGACACGGGGCCAGATACGGTGATTTCCACCGGCACTTTCCTGGTTCCGGTGCGGGCCATCAGCGGCCCACCCGAAGGATAATCTGTTCGATCATCCCCACCATGTCCATGCGCACCTTGTCCTGGATGCTGTCCATCCTGGCCGGATCCTTCGTGGGGGTCCAGCCGTGCAGTTCTTCGATCCGCAGGGCCGCTTCCCGTGCGGTCAGGGGCGGGGCAGGCTTCTGGTCTTCACACATCAGGCCACCCATTCCTGCGTCTTCAGGTAGCCCTGCACCAGGTCCGCCGCAGCCTTCACTTCGTCAGCCTTCAGGTCCCCCAGGATGATGGCCAGCGTCTGTTCCGGGTCCCAGCCCATGGCCCCGATCAGGTCCGGGTGGATGATGGCTTCCACCCCGTCCTGGCTGCCCAGGATCTGCTGGGCCGTCTTCTGCACGAAAGCCTTTTCCAGGGCCAGCATCCTGGCGTGCTGCATCTGCCAGGCCCGCTGTTCCGGGGTGCCCTGGATCGTGGTGCCACCGTTCTGGGGCTTGGC